CCGTTCGTCCGCAGCCTCGAAGTCATCGGCATGATGCCGGACTGGGGCGTCATGGCAGCTGTCACGCGCGGCACAAACTACATCCGCGACATGAGCGAGACCTACCTCCCTCAAGAACCGCGTGAAGACGACGACGCATATCAAACCCGCGTAGACCGCAGCGTCCTCAGCCCGTACACGAGTCGCCTGATCGAAACCGCTGCTGGCGCCATCCTCCGCAAGCCTATCCACATCGAGGGCGACCCCTACTGGCTGGAGCTGGCACAAAACATCGACGGACTTGGCTCAAACATCAACGAATACGCCCGCCGCGCCCTAGTAAGCAGTCTTACCTACGGCCACAGCGCCATTTTGGTGGACTATCCGGCAGCGACTGAAGCCCGAAATCTGGCCGAAGAACGCGCCATGGGCCGGCGCCCCTACTTCGTGCACGTCGACGCCCCCCAGATCTGGGGCTGGCGCAAGGAATCTGGCACCAACCGCCTGCTGCAAGTCCGCATCCACGACTACGACGTTCGCCCGCTGAACGAGTTCGGCGAAGAACAAGTCGAGGAAATGCGCGTCATCTACCCCGGCCGCTACGACCTTTACACGCTGGGCCAAGAACTCGTGGAGTTCACCGCCACCGGCGGCTACAGCCTCAACGAAATTCCCCTAGTCCCGATCTACAGCAACCGCCGTGGCCTGCTGGTATCCCAGCCACCACTACTGGACATTGCCAACCTGAATATCACGCATTACCAACGCCAAGCCGACCTAATCCACGCCCTACACATTGCCGCCATGCCCACCCTTGTCCTAGAGGGCTGGGACGACACGACTGGTTCGGCAACGATGGGCGTGAACTACGCCATCGCCATGCAACCGGGCAATAAGGCGTACTACGTGCAAGCCGACGCCACGAGCTTCGACGCCCAAATGCAAGAACTCCAAGCCCTGGAGGGCCAAATGTCCACGCTTGGCGTCACCAAGCTCTTCGGCCAGAAGTTCGTCGCCGAGTCTGCCGAGGCCAAGCGCATCGACCAAGCCCAATCCAACAGCGTCCTCTCGATCATCAGCCAAGAACTGGAAAGCGCCCTCAACCAAGCCTTTGGTTTCGCCGCCCAATACGTGGGCATGGAACCGCCTGAAATCACAATCGACCGCGACTTCGACTACTACCGCTTGATCGGCCAAGACGTATCTGTACTGGCACAACTGAACCAGATGGGCAAAATCAGCGACGCGATGCTGCTGGAGATCCTCCGCCGTGGCGAAGTTCTCCCAGACAACATCAACATTGAGGACGAACTGGCGGCCAGCACCAGCAACGCACTCGCATTACCGGAGACCGCAGAGAACACAGGCGACGAGGACATGGATCGCCGCGAGGAAGAACTTAACTCTTAACTGCTAACCTAGAAATGTCCAAGTAATACACAACTGTGCCCGAAGAACAGCAAGCACCAGTGACTCTTGTGGAGCCTGTTGCCCCTCAGCCTGTGGCTGAAAGCTCCGATCTGGCCACCCAACTCGAAGCGCTTCGTGCGAAAAACCAAGAGTTGATCGCCGAACGCCGCAAAGACCGCGAAAACCGCGAAACCCTCCAAAAACAGCTCGATGAGCTGCGTATAGCCCAAGAGTCAGCAAAAACCGCAAAGCTAGCTGAATCCGGCGAGTTCAAAACTCTCTGGGAAGAAGCCCAGCAAACTGTTGCTGACCTCAAGCAACAACTCGCCGCGAAAGAATCCGAAGTGGAACAAATCCGCCAAGGATTTACACAAGAACAAGTGAAATCTGCCGCTATCGCACAGCTTTCCCAAGCTGGTGCACTGGCACCTGATCAGCTGTATCGTTTACTTCAGGAGAACCTACGCGCTAAAGAAGGACAGCCTGTGGCTGTTGTCGGAGGCGTGGAAGTTCCAGTTGGTGAGTACATCGCCAACTTGAAGAACCCCGGCAGCGGTTACGAGCATCATTTTGCAGCTACGAACCGTGCCGGCATGGGTGTTACGGGTAGTGCCCGCAATACCTCCCTCCCCGGCCAAACCAACCCCTGGTCTAAGGACAGCTGGAACGTCACTCAGCAAATGCTGATGCTGAACAGCGACCCCGACAAGGCCCGGTTGTTGAAAGCTGAGGCCGGCCTCTAGCCCCTGTGGGGCAACCTCCCCAACCTTGACTCCACTGGAGCTACCCAATGTCTGCTTCTAACAGCAACTTCGGGGGAACTTTTCTCTCGAACCTTGTAACTCGTCCCGAGTTTCTTCAGTACACCGCTGAGGGCATTTTCGAGCAATCGAAGTGGATCCAGAGCGGCATCGTGCAGCGCAACGCTGCCCTCGACGCCCGCGCTGGCGGCACCCGCGTGCGCGTGCCTTTCTTCGACCCCATTGCCCCCACCGAGACCCAGATCCTCTCCACCTCCGGCTGGAACGGTGGCCTGGGTTATTTGACCGCCCAGAACGTCACTGCCGACGAGCAGATCATGACGATTCTGCACCGTGGCTTTGCTTACGCCGCAGACGACCTCAGCAAGCTCGGCTCTGGCGCCGATCCTCTGGCCCACGTCCGCAACCAGCTGACCGCCGCCATCAACAAGCTGAAGACCGCCACCCTGGCTGCTCAGCTGCTGGGTCTGTTCGGCGGCATCTCCGCTGCCGGCGTGCTTGGTCCAAACCAGACCAACAAGACTTTTGCTGGTGTCCCCGGTTCGATGACCGAGGCCAACTTCCTGAACGTCGCCAACGTGGTGGCCGCCAAGGCCCTGCTGGGTGAGCGAGGCGACAACCTCGACTCCATCGCAATGCACTCCAACGTTGCGTACTACCTCCAGCAGGTGGGGATGCTGACCTTCAGCACCTCTGCACTGTCTGCCGGCGGTTCCGTCGTATGGGGTGGCGGCGGTGTGGGCGTGACCCAAACCGAAGTGGCGACCTTTGCTGGTCTCCGCGTAGTGATCGACGACCAGCTGGTTGCTCTGACCGGCGGCACCTCGACCCACGCGAAGAAGTACCCCGTGTACCTCTTCCAGAGCGGCGTCGTTTCCGAGGGCATCCAACAGGATCTGCGTCTGGCTGCAGACCGCAACATCCTGTCGATGCAGGACATCCTGGCCGTTGACTACCACTACGGTTATCACGTGACCGGCACCAAGTGGAACGTGGCTGGCGACAACCCGACCAACGCTGCCACCACCGGCAACCTGGCCGACACCGCCTCCTGGAGCCTGGTGTACAGCACCACCAAGCAAGTGCCCATCGCTCGCCTGCTGGTCAACACCCCCTTCGACACCTCTGCCTACTGATCTTTCAGCAAGACATTAAAAAGGCCCCCACAACCGGGGGCCTTTTCTTTTGTCTACTCAACCCTCAATTTCACCAATCCGAATCCGCTCCTGATATTCAAAAATCTCTGGAGCACGACCCACCATCTTGTAAGAGTGGCTGAGCAGTTCACGAAACACATGTGGACTAACGGCCAGCTCCTGCTGGATCGTCTCTGCATTTTTACCGGCGGCAAACATTTCGCGGATTGCCTCAGCAACAGGCTCCAGTGAGCGAACGGTGTCACCAGGCAGCGCGGACGGTGCGGATTTCTCCTTTACTTCTAGGCTGTCAGCAGCTTTGCGAGCAGGCATGAGTACAGTGCGTCTCTTCGTACTACAGGATAACTGTCGCAGCTTTGTCGACGTCCAGTACGGCCAACACTTAGAAGCCCAAGCCGAACTGGAAATGTTTGGCGCCAAGGTTTATCACTCAATGGTGCTACGCGATCCGCCCAAACAGAGGAAATCACGCACTGGCGCTAGACTCAAACAAAGGATGTACTGATTGTGGCTGCCGTCATTGATGCCACTGTTGCCGGCGCGTCAGCCAATAGCTACGTGACGCTGGCCGCTGCAAACACATATTTCGAGACTGTCCCAGACTCAGCCACTTGGACAAATAAGACCGACGACCAAAAAAACCGCGCCCTCATCAGCGCCACCCGCTGGATCGACGCCCTCAGCTTCTACGGCGATCGCTGCACCACAACCCAAGCCTTGAAGTGGCCCCGCGAAGACTTCGAGGTTGACGGCATCGAACTGGTCTGCACCATCATCCCAACAGAAATCAAAGTCGCCACCTACGAACTGGCACGCGCTCTCGCCAACGACACCGACGCCATCACCGGCAGCACTGGCACCACCGGCCTCTACGACCAAGTGGAACTGGGCGAACTGAAGGTCAAATACAAGTCCAGCTCGACAACACCAGGCATGGTGAACAACGTATTCGACCTCTATCCCTGGCTGCAGACTTACCTCGGCGCCTACTGCATGGGCGGCGCCACCAACTACGCCGTCCGTCTACGTCGAGGCTGACATGGGCCTAATCGACACCACCTTTGCCCCAATCCCCACCTCAGTCCTCGCCTACTGGGGCCAAAACATCACGTACATCAAAACAGCAACACCCCGCACCTATAACCCAACCACTGGAGTAGTTACTGGTTCCGACACCACCGTCACGATCAAAGCCGTTATTACGCGCGTAAGTCCTCGTGAGGCGGAGGGTCTTTACCAAACAACCGATCTCAAAGTCATCATCGGAGCCGGCGAGCTTGGTACCTACTACCCAACCGAAGCCGACCGCATCCAGTACCAACAAGCTGGAGCAACCCGCGAAGCAAAGATCATCGCCATCACCACTTATCGCGGCGACAACCCGGTTTACCACTCCCTAATTGTGAGGCCCCAGTAATGGCACGTAAAGGAGGCTTTCTAAATGAACTGGATCGCTTAGGACAAAATCTGGATCGTCTTGCTGTTGCAGCTTTTAGTCGAGGACCAGCTCGCGCCGCAGAAGAAATTGTCGTAGATCTACAAGAAGCAGGCCCTGTGTGGTCGGGCAAGTTTTCAAACTCTTGGCAAATTGAAACCACTGACGGACGCCGGACTGCAGGTGATGGGGGGCCTGGTGTTCCACGGCGTGTACCTGCACCACTGCTTAGCGGGCGTGGTTTTGCCTTTGATGATGTTAAGTACACCATCTCAAATTTCGCATCTTACGCAGACGAAGCACGCGACTTAGCAGAAGGTATTTTCATCGACCCTGGTACAACTCCGCTAAAGGAATATGATCGCGGCACTCGTGTAAGCGGCTATCGCGGCGACTTGATAGGGGATGATGAAGGCCCTAACCGCAGCACAGCCCCGCTTGACTGGTACACAACCTATGCCCGTGGCGGTGCTATAGATAGGCGGATACGGATTGAAATGGACGAAGAACTGGGACGCATCCGTTTATGAACTACCAAGCAATCCGCGCCGCTGTTGAAAACCCGCTGCTTACAGCGTTTGGCGCACTGGTGCCACCAGTACCAGTGTATTTCGACAACATCACAGCAGTCCCGCCTAACACCACCACTGAGTACGTTCGCGTCAATGTTACTTTCGGTATTACCAACGAACCCACGCTTACCAGCAGCGTTGACAACGCCCGTGGCGCTGTTGTTATCCGCATTTTCACCGAAAAAGGCAAAGGTCCAGCCCGCAACCAAACCTTGATTACTACAGCAGTCAACGCACTGGAGACACTAAACAACACCGCCAAAACAACAAGCGGCGTGTTTTTCCGCGTCGGCGAAATCAATGGGCCGACATTTTCAGCGACAGAGGAAGCCCCACACTTTGTAGGAAGGATTGATACCTCTTACGTCGCAACTGTTTTGTCGTAGGTGATGCTTAACAACAGGCGCTAACCTGTATTAAGCCGGGCAGTGCCCGCCCAACAACGTTCACTTGGTACGCCCTATGGCCACCACCGTTCTGTCCGGCACGTCCGGCGCCCTCTACTACAAACCCGCCGGCACCACCGGCACTTTCGGCGAAGCCGGCGTCAACACTGGCACCGATGTAATCACCGTCGCCCCCTACCTGAACTTCAAGGCAGGCGACCCGGTGAAATTCCGCGTGGTGAACAGCCAGACGGGCGGCTCCGGCACCGGCACCCTGCCTGCGCCCATCTCTGACGCCACCACCTATTACGTCCTGAGCTATACCGCTGCAACTGGTGCGCTCACCGTATCGACTTCTGCCGGCGGCACCATCCTTGCCATCACCGACGATGGCACCGTGGCTGCCCCCAACGAGTTTGAGGTGTATTACGCCGACTTCGCCGTTGTCGGCCAAGTCCGCGACTGGAGTTTCGAGATCAGCCGCGCTGAGATCGACGTAACCACCATCGGTCAAACCCCTGGTCAGTACGTGCCCTTCCGCAGCTACATCAGCGGCTTCGGCGATGGCACCGGCACCGCGACGGTCTACATGACCAACGAGGACGCCGCCCTGTCCAACCGCATGATCGAGGACGTGCTCCAGCGCCAGCAAAACGGCGCTGCCTTCAAGCTCTACACCGACCGCGTGTT